GGTTAAAGGTGATAGCGAGACCGCTTATACACCGCGTGAATCAGAGCAAGTTGCAGAACTTAAAGCTCAGATGAACAAATACCAAGAAGAGATTGCTGCACTGCAGCGCTCAAAAATGCACTTCCAGGAGCAGGGCCGCAATGCAGCTCAGTATTCTGAAAAAGATATGGCTAACGCCGTTCTTGTTGCGAAATTGCTTAACAAGCGTGACATTTTTGATACCAAATTCGGTGCCAAAATGAAAGCTGTTACATCTGTTGATCAGTTCTTGAGCAACTTCTCACAAAACATTTACACCGAAATGGAACAGCAGCTAGTTGTTGCTCCAATGTTCAATCGTATGGCTGTTGACGCGAAAACATTCCGCGTACCAGTAGCTGACGAAGATACAGACGGTGATGTAGCACAATTTGCTTCTGGCACATTTGCTACAGGTATTGCTGACGCAACTCGCGTACCAACCAGCAACCAGAACACCATTGCTTCAGTGGACTTTACTCCACATAAGTTCATGGCTACCACACATCTCGCAAAAGACGAAGAAGAAGATACAGTTCTTCCTTTGCTCGACTTCTTGCGTGCAGCTGCTACACGTCGTTTAGCCCGTGCTATCGATAAAGCAATTCTGCGTGGAACTGGTGCGTTGTCTGGATTTACAGCACAACCAACAAATGCAATTACAGCCGGTACTGGTTATGCGTCTGTCATCGAAGGTATTACTAACCTGACTGACGACGTAGGCGCAGGCCTGACTGTGGACACAGGTTCTGCAAACGATAAAGCTGATCCGTCAGATATCGCTGCAGCCCGCACTAAGCTTGGCAAGTATGGCCTTCAGCTTGGTAACGACCTTGTGTACTTAACATCAATCGAAGGTTACAACAACCTTGTTACAACTTCTGACTTCCAGACAGTTGACAAGTTTGGTCCAAACGCTACTTACCTCACAGGTTCAGTTGGCGCCGTTTACGGTATTCCAATTGCAATCACTGAGTTCTTAGATAACGTTGGTGGAACCGGTCGTGACCTCGGAGTTCTCTGCTATAAGCCTGGCTTTATGATTGCAGAACGTCGCGGTATCGAGATTGAGAGCGAGTACGAACCACGTCAGCAGGTCACTGCAATGTACATGAGCACTCGTATTGACTTTAAAGCTCTTACGACTAACTCAAGTGCAGCTCTTGACGCTACTAAGTACAGCTACGCTGTTACAATTGAAGCTGGCTAAGTTTAGCTTAGACATCTTTGAACTACACAGGGGGAGGCGGTCAACGCCTCCTCTTTCATTTTAAGGAGAAATAAATGGTAAATATACCAAGTGATATTAAAACACCAGAAGATGCAAAACATTGGCTCCGTGTAAATGGGTTTAGTGCTGAAAAAGCAGAGGCTTTAGCAGCTGAATGGAGTGCTTCTACTACTCCTGTAATTTCTACACCTGTCGCCTCTGTTTCGATGCCTGCACCCAGCCCCGTCGTTAATGAAGACGATGATGACTCGGATGAAGACGAAGATTGGGATGACGACGAAATCGATGAAGAGGAATAGGTAGAAACTAATGGTAGATCGTTTAGAAGAGAATTTAGGAAAATATGCTTTTGTAACATTAGCACAAGTTAAAGATTATCTAAGTATTTCGTCTAATAGTCAAGACGCTAGACTTGCTAATATAATTAATTATGCCACAGGCGTAGTTGAGCATTATATTGGGCAAGAAATGTTGGCTAATGATTATGTAGAGGTGTTTGATGGCGGTAAAACTTCTGTTATGGTATCAAGGCTGCCTCTCTCAAATGTCTACCAAGTTTCTGAGTTTAACGGCACAGAAGATGTGATTTTAGCTGACCCCACTACTATAGGTAGGCCAGTAACTACACAAGAAACTAATGCTACAACACTATCTTTTAAAAATAATGCACATATCAATACAAGGATTAAAAAATTTGGAAAATCTTCTCTAGAGCTTAATACAAGTGATTACCTCTTAGGTAGTACTGTATCTTCCGACTTAAAATTTGAAGAGGGTGATTTTACCATCGAGATGTTTATTCGTGTAGACGAAGCGACATTACAAGATAACGTACTATTTTCAATTAACACAGACGCATCAAATTATATGCAATTTAGACTAGCGAATCAAAAAGGTTTAGCCTGCGAAGCAAATGTTTCGGGAACAGCAACCGTAATTGAAGGAGCTAATACCGATATTGAGACTCAGCAGTTTGCTAAACGTAGGTGGGCGCATGTAGCGGTGTCTCGCGATTTAACAGAAGAAACGCTATATTTACACTATAACGGTAACGTTATCGCTAACGCTTCTTTTAGTGAGGCAAACTTAACATTTACAACAAATGTTGAGATTGGCACTACATTTAAAGGATATATGGATGAGATTAGAGTATCAGATAAAGCTAGATATGGTGATACCGATTTTACTCCTCCAACAAAAAGATTCAGACCTGATGGAGAAACCATTTTCTTAGTTCATTTTGACGGTAAGAATGATACTACGGAAGCTATAGATGTACATAACGCGACTAACGAATATAATTTTTCTAGGGACATGGGTGAGATAACTCGTGATACAGGTGCTGTTGGTGTAAGAGGTTCTTTCCCAACAGTCCGTAATAGTTATCCATCATTAACTCTTTCAGGTCCTCCTGGTTTCTCCCCATTTCCTTCAGGTGTAAAGGTAGAATACCGTGCTGGATATGAGTCAGGTGATGTTCCTCAAGACTTACAACTTGCTACGCTTGATATGATTAAGTTGTTATATAAACAAGATCAAGAAAAACGTGGATTCTCTTTTGAAGGAGAACGTGGAGAGTCTTATCCTTTAGCAGGTAACTTCCCACCACACATTCGCCGTATTCTAGATTTATATAGGATCATTGCGTGAAGTTAAATGTAGACATTATTTTTGACGGTGTTCCTGATGGGAAAGGATTAAAGTCTCAATTTGCTAAAGCTGTTAATCTAGTTAAAAATAAACAATTCAAAACAACTCCTCAAGATAGAGCTAAGATGTTAGATCTCCAGCTCTTTTCTGATTTTCTATCTGGCGGTGCTAGAGGAAAACAATTTGATCCCGCTATTAGAGGATTTTTTGGCGAGCCTAAGAACTTAAATAGATTTGTATCACCAGAGTCAGCTCCTGATGTAGAGTTAGGATATGATGACTTAGTTACTCTATTTGGGACTGAGGTTGCTAATCAGTTTACTTATGATGAAACTGCTACCGAATCTAACAGACGTACAATAGAAGTAAAACAAAAATTATCAACAGGCGGAACAACTACTTTTACGCAGTTAGGCAGAGGCGATCGAGGTGAATTCACACAAGAGATTAGTCGTATTAGACAAAGTGCTAATGTAAAAACTACTTCTAAAGGAACAATAAAAGCATCTTTATACGATCAAAAAATACTTTTTAAATGGTTTGAGTCTCCTGCACAAAAAGCCTATAGAGAGAGACTAATAACCCAATTTGAACAAAAAATGCAGAATTATTTACTTTTTTCCTATGTAGATGGAAAGCTTCAAGTATCTGCTGTACCAGGGTTAGCAAAGAAATTTAATCTCAGAAGTGCAGCTAATAGAAAAAAATATACAACACTTGAGTTTACTGGAGGAGCCTCTGGAGGATCTGTAGCTCTTAGAACCAGCAGTGCTGGTAGTAAACTAATCAAAGACTCTATGATTAATGTCACACGTCAAGTTGTTAAGCAAGCTGAAGATAAATTCTTAGAAAATATTTTAAAGTTTTATGTAAAAGGCGAAGGAGCTAAGGTTCTTCGAAGAAACGGTGCTAAAACTAAATACGGGTTTGTTAATGCTTTTGCCGAGATACTAGTTATTGCACAAGAGTTTGAACGAAATCCTTTAGAAATAGATTTTAATATAGGCTCTACTAAAAGTGGTGCTGTTATTTCTAGAACTAAAAGAGCTAAAAAAAGACAACTTAAAGATCCTATACAACAAGTGATCAGTACACAACAACTTGAAGCTTTAGCTAGGAAACTGTTTAGATCTAAAATGCCGAAAGGCCAACCTGGAGGACCCCCACCTCCTGTCAGTGAGATTTTAACAGAAAGAACTGGTCGTTTTGCTGAGTCTTTCACAATTACTAGAATTAACCAAAAGAAAAAATTTGTTGAATATACTTACGATCCGATTTATAATGTTTTTGAAAGTGAGCGCAGAGCACCAAGTAAACTTATTGAAACTCAAGGGCTTCGACCAGCAGTACAGCAAATTGTAGGCGAATATTACAGGTTTATAAGAAGATAATGGCATCTAGACGCACAGAGATTATAGATTTATTAGTTACACAGCTTAAAGAGATTGATGGCGCAGTCTCTGGGTTTAATAGTGGATACACATATACACAGAACTTGTTCAATAATGTGTACCGAAGAGTAAAGTTTTTAGATGAAGTCAATGACTTTCCAGCGCTGTACGTAAGTGCTGGGACCGAAATTCGAGATTTTGAATCTAAAAGTTTGACGGTAGCAACATTAGACGTTACCATAAGAGCATACGTATTTGGGGAAGATAATTCTCAAAGCCTCATAGATGACCTAGTTCAAGATATAGAACACGTTATTTATTCACTAGGAGATAACCCTGATAAGGGTATACTAGATATAACAATAGATAGTATAAGCCCAGATGAAGGTTTAGCAATTCCTTATGGATTAGCTGAGGTACAATTAACGACAGTCTATAGACTAGACGGATAAGGAGAAAAGGGATGGCATCTCTTAATTTACAAAGAAATTCAGAGGTATTTATGTCTACTGTTGATCTACTCAACGGAGCTGCAGTTACTGCCATGACACCAGAAAACACCTGGAAACTAGAAGTGCTTGCAGGCTTTGCAATGACTTCTTCAGCAGCAACTCAGGACATTACTAGCCTCGAATCTGGAACTACTCCAGACCGCTCGCAGCAGCGTTTTAATACTGCTATCAACCCTGTAGACTGGAACTTCCAAGTATACCTACGTCCTACAGGAGTTATTACAGGAGCTGCTGCAGATGGGACTACTGCTGCTACTACTCAAACAGGTAACGTTAAACCTGTTGCTGATTGGTTTATGTGGCAAGCACTTGTTTCTAATACAGCTCCCGCTGATGGAGCAACAGAACAATCTATTTGGACAACTGGTGGAAAACTTCAAACTACAACTGTTGCCGCTGGAGCAGGTTCACACGCAACACGTTCTAACTTCTCTACAGCACAGGAAAACCACCTCTATTTTAAACTTGATAACGTAGTTTATCAGGTATCAAATTCTACAGTAAACGGTGTAACTGTTGATGCTGGTATTGAAGAAATTGCTACATCAACTTGGAGCGGTTTCGGAACCACAATGAAAGAACTTACTGGAACACCTCGTGATAATGCAATCTCAGTGTTTGGTGGTGTTCTTAACAGCGGTTCTTCTGTTACGGCTAACTCTGACGCTACAGAGCATTCAGTCACAGCCCATTATCACCCATTCAATCAAATGAATGTAGCAGGTTCTGTTGGAACTAACTCGTTCATTAAAAATCGTCTTAGCGCGATTGAATTCCATCATCAAGCTTCTGCTGGTGCATCTGATGAGAAGTTCGTCTTCCCAGTGACCGCACTAAGCTTTGATTACAATAACAATATCACATACCTAACCCCAGAAGAATTGGCTGCTCTTAACGAGCCTATTGGTCAGTTTACTGGATCTCGTGCAGTCACAGGTTCTGCTACCATGTATCTTCGTTCTGGAGATCTTGAGTCAGCTGGCTTCTTACGTAATATCTCTGAAGATTCACGTACAGCTTCTGCACAAACTTCAAACGCTAACTTAATCATTGGTGGAGCAACAGCTCCTTACGTAGCTTTCCAGCTTGATGCAGTTCAGTTTGAATTCCCAACCATTGGTGTTGAGGATGTGATCTCAATGACCGTTAACTTTGTTGCTCAAGAAACAACAGCAAACAAAGGTGATGGAGGTGAAGTAACAATCTTCGCCGCTAAATCTTAATTAAAACATATCTGAGGGGATAATTAATGTTTTTACCAGAAGAGTGCCTATCACTTGCAAATCAAGGTCTCCCCTCACCTTTGACTAGCAGATTCGTGATAGGCACTCGTTTTTTTACGAGGGGATACTATGAGTAAAATTAAAAATCTAGTTGCAAAAGAAACCAGTACCTGGGTAGATTTCCCAGATATTGATGGTTTTGAAGTCAATATTCGCTTTTTGAATCGCGAAGACCTAATGAAAGTGCGCAACGCTTCTCTTACTTACAAGTTTAATAAACGTACACGACAGCGTGAAGAAGAAATCGATAATGATCGTTTTCTTGAGAATTATGCTGAAAAAGCTATTGTTGGGTGGAGAGGCTTAAAAGTAAAGTCTCTTCCTGTTCTTCTTCCTGTTGATATTTCTGGAATGGACGCCAATGATGAAATCGAGTATAGTGAAGAAGAAGCTGTAGAGTTGCTCAAATCTTCATCAATATTTGATCAATTTGTAACAGACGCTATGAACGATTTTGAACAGTTTTCAAAAAAGAAGGCTGAAGAAAACGTAAAAAACTAACTGACTACCTTCGCAATTCTTTATTTGCTGGAGGTATGAGTCAAGATCAGTACATTGATATGTGCGAACAGATGGGTTGGGAAATTGATGAAAGTCAAATGCCTAAAGAACCATCTACTTTAGCTTACGAAGTTCAACAAGCACTTCTCGTTTTAAATGTTTTACCAGATAAATGGGAAGGTATGAGCGGCACTTGGCTAGGTAAAGATTACGCAGGTCTTGACGCTATTTTACGAATTTATGAGATAGATAAACCAAGAGATGTTTTTGATCTTCTTCAAGTTGCAGAAAAAGAACTCGGTGACTACTATGCTCACAAGCAAAAAGAGAAAGAATCGCTAGGAAAAGCGAGTAGAGGAAGGTAATTGGCTGGTACTATTTCAACTGCAAAACTTAAGGTTTCCTCCTCAGGAGCCAAAGGAGTTGCGGGCCAACTTGATCAGGTAGGAAAAGCTACTGAACGTGTTGGTCGTGCCCAAACCCGTTTAGGTCAAGCATCTGCTGCTTCTGGTCGTCAGTTTGCAGCCCAAGCATCAGGACTCGGTGGTCTAGTTGCAGCCTATGCAGGCGCAGCGGCCACCGTTTTTGCTTTACAAGCAGCGTTTGATGCTCTTAATAAAGCTGCTCGTGCTGAAACTATCATTCAAGGTACAAAAACTCTTGCTACTGAAATAGGTCAATCTGGTCCTCGCATTCTCAAAGAAATTAAATCAATTACTCAAGGTCAGATTGAACTTTCAGAAGCTGCACAAAATATTAACATCGCACTTTCTGCTGGTTTTAATACTGAACAAATTTCTCGACTCACTAAAGTCTCTCTAGGAGCTTCTCGTGCTCTTGGTCGTAATCTCACAGACGCACTTCAACGTGTTGTTCGTGGTGCGGCAAAACTAGAACCAGAACTTTTGGACGAATTGGGTATTTTTACTCGTATCGATCCTGCAGTTAATAAATATGCTCAAAGGCTAGGTGTAGCTGCTTCAACTCTTACCGACTTTGAACGTCGTCAAGCTTTTGTGAACGCTGTTATTACTGAAGGCGAGCGCAAGTTTAGTGCGATTGATGTGACCTCTAAATCTACTCAAAAATCTCTTGAACAACTCCAAACACAGATACAAGAGCTAGCACTTCAATTTGGGGGGTTGATTGCAAACGCCTTACTTCCTTTAGTTAGCTTCTTTAAAAATAATGTCGGCAATACTCTACTATTATTTGGAGGTATTCTTGCTTTAGTCTTTGGAAAAGCTGGTGAAATTGTAGGTAACTTTTCCAAAAATGCCATCAATAACATAACACGATTTGCCGATAGTTATGCTGATGCGGCTGCTAAATCAAAAGGCGCAAATGATATCATTATCAAAGGTCAAAAAGATCTTAGCGCCGTAATTAAACAGAGACAGGGGGGGTTAAAGGGCGCAGATGGTGCAGCAGGCGGTTTATTCGCTGGAGGTTTATCTAGAGATCTATCTTCTGAGGCAGCTGCAGCACGTCGTAGATTTTTAGCTGGTGGTGAGATTGATTCTGAGACAAGAAGAAAAGATGTTAAGACTTTAACACTAGCACAACAGGAATTAACGAAAGCAGGTAGAGGAACTTCTCAGGCGTTTGATGACGCAAAAAAGATTACAGACACTTACGGTGAATCTACTAAAAAAGCAGGCATTGCGTCAAGAAGTCTCACAGTGTTCGCTGGAGGTCTACAAACTGCCCTTAAAGGTGTAGCAGCGGCGGCGCGGCTTGCTGGACAGGCTCTTAATATTGCTTTTTTTCTTGTAGGAGGGGCTCAGTTAATTGGTTCTTTATTTGATATTGATATTCTTGCCGCAATAAAAGACATGTTCATTGACACTTCACAAGCATCAAAAGACTTAACTAACGGTTTAGTAGGTCTTACTACAGCTGCTGTAGGCGGTGGAGCAGCTTTAAGTAATGCTATCAATAATATAACTCAAGACGAAAAGGTATTAGAAAAATTAAATGCAACTATAGCAGAAACTTTTAAAGAGCTTAAAAAT